GCCGTTGCCCGGCGCGCGCACATGGGCGCCTGTCGCGGTAGTGTTGGAGCGCGGAAACGTCGTCGGCTACCTAGATCAAGTCGAGCTGCTTTGCCGGCGCGCGGGCGGACCCTACCCGGCCGGGCCGCTGCCGGTGTTCGAGACCAACGCGCAGCAGGAGGGGATCTATGACCTCATGCGGATGCCGGAGAACCGCGACCGCTGGCCGTGTTTGCAGCGCGCGGTCGCGCACGTCACGGGCGCGGGCAAGCACGACTTCGCCACGGGCATTCAACACCTGGACACGCTGTTCGAGACCGGCGCGTTAAAGGTGTTCAAGCCGAAGCACTCCGGCTCTTGCCAATGTGGTTTGTGCGTATTGTACCGTGCGCTGGCCGGGTTGCAACAGTGGCAGCTTAAAGCCGGGCTGACGCCCGATACCGTCATGGCAATCTGGTTCGGCACGCTGAAAATGCCGGAGTTGCTTGCTCGCGCAAACAGCCGCGCGCGCCCGCTTGTGGAGCGCCCGGTTAATCGTGGCGCGTTTCAGCAAACGCCGACAAACACGGAATACTAATGCCAGAAACAACCGCCAGAAGGACACGCGCAACAAAGCCAGTCGCGCCGGGTAACGGGCAGCCGAATCCCGCCACGATGACCGAGTTTAAACATTGGTCTGGCACTACGGTTTACGGCGGCAAGGTGCGGAATGAGGAGCATCTTGTCTCGCTTGACGACCTGGAAGCCTTCGGTCGTGTGGGCGGCGTGTTGGGCGTCTATCACAAAATGTACAAGAGCGACCCCGAATGTCAGATGGTGGTGCAAACTACTGTACTGCCGATTGTCGGGGCCACGGCGACGATGCGGATAGCCAAGGGCGGCGATGAAGCATACCGGCTCGCCGCGGAGCAATGGTTTTTTGAGTGGTTTCCGTTCGAGCGGCGGCTGGGTTGGATAGTACGGTCGTTTATGCAATACGGGCACACCCTGGCGGACAAGAAATACGCGAACAAAAACGGCATCTGGTATCTTGCGGACCTCGGCCATATCCAAGCCCGGTCGGTAGATAAGTTTGTCGGGCAGGGTGATCGGCTGGCCGCCGTGATTCAGCAGGCCGCGCAAGGCGACGAAGCGACGCAACGAGACCGTACGCCGATCACGATTGAGGGCGAGCGGTTGCTCTATTGGGTTCGTGATCGCGACGGTAATAACTGGCGCGGTAACGCGGTATTACGTCCCTGTTACGGTCCGTGGTCGAACAAACACCAGACCTGGACCATGATCCGCATTAGCAACGAGCGCGCCTCGATTGGCGTGCCCACGGCGCACACAGCGCGATCTATGTCGTCAGACGAAGAGCAGCACCTCGTTGACCAGTTACGCGGATTCGCGTCGCATGAACAGAGCTACATGATTCTGGACGCGCAACTTGTACCGCCAGAAAATCTGGTCGTACATTACGCGGGCAAGGGCGATAACGCATCCTTGCGCGAAGATGCTGCTTATTTCGGGCACCAGATCCTACAGGCTGGCTGGATTGGTTTTCAAGTGCTCGGCACGATGCCCAGCGGAAGCCGCGCGGTCGCCACCGTCCAGCAAGAAATGTTTGAGCTGGCGCTCAAGGGCGCGGCGGCGGAAATTGCGGCGGCGTTTAACCCGGAAATAAAGTTTCTTTGTGATCTGAATATTGGAACGCCGCCCGACGGCAAATATCCGTATATCTCGTTCGAGAATCCGAAAGCGCCGGACCTGCAATCATTGGCGGCGCTGCTTAACGCGGGCGCGGTAATATCAGACGATGTGCTCGAAGATGAAGTACGGCAGGCACTTGGTATGCCGCCGGCTGACAGAAAAACGCGAGTCAAAACGCCTGTTGAGATAGAGGAGAAAAAGCCCAAAGCCGAAACCGAAGCCGAAGAGTTGCACGGCCATGCTTCCGGCGGCTATCAGCTACAAGCGGCGATCTGGAAGCGGCCACTACGGCCGGCGGAGCAACTTTACGATCTACGGGCGATCAATAATCGCTTTGACCAGGGCGCGTCGGATGTCCAGCGCGTGCTGGCAACGTGGAAAGACGAATGGCTGCGAAACAATAAGGACGAGTTGTACAATATCGCGCGGCAAAATACGGTCGGAGTGCAGGATGTACTGGCTTTGATTCACGACCAGGACCGCGCGGATTTGACGGCGACGATTGACAATATTCTGCAAGACGCGCGGGCGTTCGGTCGCCATGAGCTAGAAGCCGTGGCGCGACGCAAGCGGCGCCGCAGCATGGCGGCGGGCGAACAGCCGGCGTTCGAGTTGAAGAAATCAGGTACGCAATCTTACGTACCGCATCGGCCGGCGCTAAAGCGAATTGCGAAAGACGAAAACACCACGGACGGCGCGGCGGCGCTGGACAAGTATCTCGAACAGAACGCAGCGGAGCTGGCGGACACGGCGATCAACGAAGTGGCGCTGTCCACAACCGGCGAGGTCAAGGCCGCGGCCAATCGCGTTGCCGTGGCGGGCGCGACGTTGACCGATGCGCTAGACACGGCGCTTGATAAACTCTTGGCTCAGGCGCTTGAAAAGGCCGGTAAGGGTTCGTTCGGCATCGTGGCGCAAGCGGTGAACCTCGGCATGACCGAGTTTACGGAACTGGCGACCGAAGCGTTTACTAAGGTTTACTATTCGGCGATACTCGACGATGGTACGTGTGGGACGTGCGAAGCGGCGGACGGCTTGCCGCCGGTAAGACTTGGTTCGCCGGAAGAGGCGGACTTGCCGATCACGCCGAATCCCGATTGTGAGTCGGCACACGGCGGTTGCAATATGTGCCGCTGTATCTGGATTTACGAGTAAATGAACATGCAGGCGCGGAAACGAGTGTACATCATCGGTTCGATGACCGGCGAAGGAATAGACTTGGCCGCCGAAACCGAAAAGGCGTGTCAGGTTGCAGCGGAGTTGTTTCGCCAGGGCTATCGCGTGTTCATTCCGCACGAGCACGCGCGGTCCATGCGAAAGTACGGCTGGACCGAAGAGCAGTACATGCGTAACGATCTGCATTTACTGCGGGCGTTTGAGTGCGTTTATTGCCTACCCGGCTGGGAGCGCAAGGCGGGCGGGCGAACTGAGGTTGCGACGGCGATGCGCGATGGTAAGACTTTCGTGGGGCCGGTGACGCGCGGCGTTGCCGAACGCACGTTACGAGATATGTGCGCCGCGCGTCCGGTGGTGCTCGACTGACAATAGTAATAGGCGGAATTGTTAGGGGCTGAAGGCTCGCGCCGACGGCCGGGAGAAATACTATGCCGGGTTTTGACGAAACGGAAAAGGAAATTCGATATCGGTTGAAAGACCCTGCGGACTTTGAACCGGAATCGTTTCGTTTTGAAGCGATTGCCGACAAGGACGGCGCGCGCGAAATTGCGATGATCATGGGCAAACGCAAGGGCGGCGACGGGAAGATGGAAGCGCAGGCCGTGCGGTTCGCCCGCCAGACCGACGACAACCCGAACGGCTGGACTATCGCCGAGGCGCGCAAGTGGATTGAAGAGCACAAAGAAAAGAAGGAATTGTCCGCGCATCATGGGTCGCTGGCGTTCGAGCTGGGCCAGTTGACCGCCGAAGGCAACGGCATGATTTTGCGCGGCGCGGAGCTTGTACCCGCGGGGCATTTCTGGGATGCGCGGTATGCTGAATGGGACGTGACGGAACAACACCTGCACGAGATGGCTGCGAACTTTAGTCGCACCGTCATGGGTCCGCCGGGCGTGCCGCACAAAATGCGACTGGACGTTGATCATGTTCCGATGATCGCCGAGGGCCGCGTGGAGAATATTTACGTCGGGCAAAGCCGGGCCTGCCGGCCGTGTTTGCTGGGTGATCTGGCGGTTAACATGACGACGGTTGAGGCAATTCGCAATTTGCAGATGCTTTACCTGTCTCCGCGTTTTGTACTCAACGATTTAGACTATACGGGCGACGGTAAGAAAACGGTCGGTGCGGTACTAAAAGCTGTTGCGCTCGTAAACGATCCGTTCTTGACTGGCCAGATTCCGTTAATCGAATTGCTCGAACGGGCGGAAAATACGGATATGCAACCGCAGTCGTTGTGCGCACCCGCGTACTTCACGCGGGCGGACGGCGCGTTTTTTACGCTTTGCAATGCGGGCGGCAACGCCGCCTTTTATCTTTCCGCGGATAGTCCGCGGATTAACCACCCAACGCCGCGCGGAGCGGCAGAGGAGCAGGACATGGACGAGAAAGAGATCAAGGAGCTCTCGGTCCGCGCCGCGCGTGCGGAACAAGCCGAGAACGAAGTCAAGGAACTGCGGGCCGCGCACGTCGGCATGAAGGCCGAGCACGACAAGATGCGGGTCGAGTTGACCGCCGCGCAAGCGACGATCAAAACCGCAACCGAGACCGCGACGGTCGAGCGGGAGTTGCGGCGCGCGAACGAGGCTGAGGTTTTCGTGGGCCAGCAGATCCGCGACGGCAAGTGCGGCGAAGGCAAAAAGGCGTTCTGGCTCAAGCGTTTCGTGGAAGACGAAACCGGGACCATCGAGTACTTCAAGGACGCGCCGAAGATGATCAGCGCCGAGTCGTTCAAGAGCCACGCCGAAGACGCGCCGGACAATCCGCAGGCCGAGGTGGTCAAGCAGTTGCGGGCCGACGCCGATGCGGCCTACAAGGCCGACCCCGCGAAACCGTGGGCGCTGCACTACCGCGATCTTGCGCGGGCGCGCGGTGACAAAGCGGTGTACGGCATCGAGCGCACCAACTAAACTCACACAAAGAAAGGCAAACGACCATGACCATTACCGGAACGGTAACAGGGGACAGTGATCGCCGAATCGCACGGGCGGCCGGCGCGGCGATTGCTCAGTACGTTTTCGTCACCGAGAACGCGACGGAAGACCGCGTGGAAACGGCCGGCGCTAACGGCTCGTGCTACGGAATCAATCAGCGGGCCAACGTGGACGCCGCGGGCGATACCGCCGACGTGGCGCTGCCCGGCCAGCGGGCGAAGCTGAAACTCGGCGACACGGTGACGTGGGGCACGCACAAGTTGTTGAAAAGCGACGCGAGCGGTTACGGCGTGCCGGCGACGGGCGATACCGACTATGCCTGCGCGCGCCCGCTCCAAGGCGGCGTAAGCGGTGACATCATCGAGGTCGTCGTACTCGCGCCCGCGCGCCTGGCGTCTTCGTAAACCAACACAGCACACGAACGAAAGGACAAACAAAATGGACCAGAATATCCCGGTTGCGGCGATCCAGAACATGCGGGATCGCCTGTACGAATTGCGCCGTCGTCGCCAGCTCATTCAATTGGGCGCGACCACGCCGGCCAGCACCGATTACCTGCGCGACTTCGCTGTCGCCTACCAGATGTCCGGGTTGATCGGCTTGCAATTGCTCCCGCGCATTGATGAACCCAACCCGGCCGGCCGGTTCTACAAGTTCGGTCGTGAGGCGTTTCGGCTTTACAAGACGCTGAAGCCGTCAACGGGGATGCCGAACAAGGTTGAATTCCTGGACAGCTACGGCTCGTTTTCCTGCAAGGATCAGGGACTTTGGACGGCGATTCCGTTCCGCGATCTGCGGGAGTTCGGCTTCGTCGGCGTGGAGACCGCGCGGGCACAGGCGCTTATGGACATGATGGATCTGTCGCTCGAAGTGGAAATCGCCGCGCTGTTGACGACCTACACGAACTACAACGCCGATATGTACGCCACGGTCAGCACGAAGTGGGCCAACAACCAAGGCGATCCGATTGCCGACTTCGAGGCGATGTTCGAGGCGCTGCGGAAGAAGATCAACAAGGCGCGCGGCGAAATCACCGTTGCGGTTGGCGCGGAACCCGCGAAGTGGCTGGCGATCCACGATGCGATCAAGGAAGCCGGCGGCTTCAAGTACAAGCCCGGCGAGGGTGTCAACGTCTCATTGACCGCCGAACAGATCCGTCAAGCCTTGCGCTGCAAGGCCGTGTTGATCGGCGATGCGTCGTACATTACGAGCAAGGAGGGCCAGACCGAAACCACGGGCGACGTGTGGGGTGACTTCGTGGTCGGCGCCTACGTTCCGACCGGGGCGCCGGAGAAGTTCGCGCCGGCCGCGGGCTACACGTTCTCCAGCGTGTGGAATGAGCCGGAGATCGAAGACAACACGACGGGGAAGACGGGAACCCGTGACGTCTACATCTACCGCGATTGGGACCCCAAGTTCTGCGCGGTGGACAGCAGCAGCTTGGCCATTGCGGCGTATTTGATGATCGATCCGGCCTCTGCGTAAGCCGAGACCAAAGGAGGCCAAAATGACCATCATGGCGAAGAAACGCTTACTGCGATGGGTTGCGGCGGTTGTCGCGTCCATCGTTTTATTGACGGGGGCGGCGCTCGTGGCCGCTCCGCCTTCCGGCGCGTTCTACAAGCAGGTTGTCTCCGTAGTGGACCTGTGGTTTCGCACGACCGCCGGGCAAACCCGCGTGTACATGGAAGCGGCTACGGGGTCCATCCTGAAAATCGTTGGGAGCGGCGGGTCCGACGACACGAACTTGTACATTGATGTGGACGGCACGTATCCGGTTTGTTATTCGTCCACGGATACCAAAATCGGTTTTGACGACGACCTGGAGTTCGTGGGTGCGCAAAGCATCGGCACAAGCGCGGGCAATTTGACGCTCGCGCCGGCCGGTGACGTGGTGCTGACTCCCACGGGCGGCGACGTAACGATCACGGGCGCGATGTCATTGACCGGCGCGTTTTCACCCAACAGCGTGAGCGTGACGGGCGGTGTGACGTGCACGGCGCTGAGTGTGACGGGTACATCTGCCATGACCGGCGCGTTGAACCTGGACGGCGACCTGACGTTTACGGGCGCTCAACAGGTCACGACCAGCGCGGGAAACCTGACCGTGGCGGCAGCGGGCGACGTGGTGATTACGCCGGTCGGCGGCGACATCACCGTTACGGGAGCATTCGCGCTTGACGGCGACCTGAACTTCACCGGGGCGCAGGCGATCACGACCACCAGTGGGAACCTATCGTTGACGCCGGCCGGTGATCTTGTGATCAATCCCACCGGCTCAGACGTGACGATTACGGGCGCGGTGGGCTTGGATGGCGATCTTAACTTCGCCGGAGCGCAGCAGGTTACGACGACTTCGGGAGACCTGACGCTCGCGCCCACGGGCGACGTTAAACTCACGCCTACCGGCGGCGACGTGGATGTAACCGGCGAGTTTAGCGTGAGCTTGGGCGCGACGGTCGGGCATTTTACGTGCAATGGCGACGCCGTTTTCAGCGGTCATGTTCTGGGCCGGAATCTGTTGATCCCGATTCGCAAGTGCCTCGGCACCGTGCCGGGTACGCTGATTCATGCTGACGGCGGCATGACGATTCCGGGCGCTACAACGGCCGTGTTGTACTGCCCGGTCGAGTTGGATGTCGGCGAAGAGGTTACGACCTACACGCTGTACGGCGAGATTGTTGACACGGGCGCCGATACGGTAAACGCCGTGTTCAACGCGCTGGACAACTCGAACGGCGCGGCTGACGCGACGGGCGATGCGAGCGGCGTAATCGTGCAAGTCACGGGGTCAACCGGCGACTTCGCGGGCGCGCCCGCGGACATGACGGACGTGACGCTGGCGACTAACAAGGCGTATGAGGTCAAAGTTACTGTCGTTGCCGGCGCGGAAAGCGCGGGTGTACGGCTGTTCTCCTTGAACATCGCCTACAACTCGAAACCGTAAACAAGGGCGTTCTCCTCCAGCCTGCACGGGCGCAGCAGGTAGGTTGCGCCGCTTGGGAGGGAAGTGTTATGCCAAAAATCAAGATCATGCAAAACATGATTTACAGCGGGCAGACGTTGTTTCCCGGCGCCGTGATTGACGTGTCGGAACAATGGTTCGTCGCGCACACGGAATGCCACGGGAAGTCGCCGGAGCAATTGTTTTGCCTGGCCGAAGAACCGCCGTTACCGGCCGTCGAGCCGTTGCCAGTCGCCGCGCTGTTACAACCCGAAGAACCGGCTGTTGTCGTGCGGCCAGCAAAACCCCGCAAGAACCGCTGAGTAAGCTATGAGCGCCGACGTTTACGATCTGACTTATACCGACGTTCAAGGCCGTGTGGGAATATCGTTTTCCACGGACAGTACACCCACGGCGGCGCAAGTAACGACGGAAATCACTCGTGTTGCCGCGGCGGTATCGAATGCCGTGGCGGCGACCGGGCGGTCGCCCGGTACGTACATTTCCACGGCGACGGGTCAAGACAAGCGCACCTATTACGTATTGCAAGATGCTGTACTTTTGGGCGTCACGGCTTATGTCGTAAAGGCCGCATCGCCGGCTGAGGTGGATAAACACAAAGAAGCGGCTGACGCCTACGAAAAGCGGTTACAAATGATCCGCGATGACGATCCGCTTGTTTATGGCGCAAGGCGCGTGGGCGTGCGCGGCCACGTCACGGACAATATTGATGACCTCGGCGAGGTTGCTGATTACGCTTCGCCGATTACTCACACGGATCGGGAGTGGTAGTATAGTATGATTTACTTGCACATAAAATCTTCACCCGATCATGTGCTACTCAGCCACGGTTTCCGCGCGGCGGCGGCGGCAATGCAAAACCTAACGCCGATGATGGAAGAAATCGGTAACGAGATTGCATCGGTTAACGAGAGCGCCTTTAACTCCGAGGGCGGCTCCACGGAAAGCGGAATCTGGAAAGAACTGTCCCCCAGGTACAAAGCATGGAAAGACGTTCATTTCCCGCGCCGGCCGATTTTGGAAGCGACACGCACGCTCCGTGAAGCCCTGACGACGAAGACTTCCGGCGAGCACGCGGTCCGCGAATACGGTAACGGTACAATGGTTTTCGGCACGCGCGGTGTTGCCTATGCGCTGGCGCATCAAGAAGGTTGCGGGAAGGTGCCGCGCCGCGCGTTTTTCGATAATGACGAAAAGTTGTTCAAGGTCAAGGGCGTGGTAGATAAGGCAGTACAGCGGTTTATCGTTAACGCCGAACGCAAGGCAGGATTCCGCGATGGGCAGCCGACGGTTTAACTGTGGCGACATAGCATTGCTGGCGTTGCGACGCAACCTGCCGGCGCTGCTCAATCGCTATGCGCCGCTAATTGACGCGGCGGACGCCTTCGCGGAAATCGTTTCCATCAATGATGGGCCATACACGTTGACGGCGACGAAAAAAGCATTTTCGATTACGGTTAACGGCGTGTCGTTTACCGGCACTTTGACGGCCGCGGCCTATTCGGCGACGGACCTGGCAACCGCCTTGGCGGCCGGGCTGACAAATGCCAGCGCTGAATTGTTGAGCACGGTCGCAACGGTTAGCGCCTACACGGAAGGCGCGTACACGCGGCTAAAAATACGATCCAAAACGGCGGCGGCGGCCGGTACGCGCCGCTCGCTGAAAATCGAAATGACGGCCGCAAACGACGGAACAACGGTCGTCGGTTTGATGGTCGGGCAAGACAGCGTGGAGGACGGAATTGTTGTTCCGAAGGGCGAGAACTATTTTTGGACGCACCTGAAAGAACCCGGTGTTTACCGCGCGCATCCTGGCGTGTTTCTCCGCGAAGACTACCGGGAAACGCCGCTGCCTGAGTATCGTGGGCAGATTGTACGGGTAACGTTTCCGATGTTAATGACGCAAAGCGGCGGGCACCCGTTGGGCGTACTCAATGCAACGCGGCGGCTCATGCACGCGCTGCAATACGCGCTGTACGAAAACAACACGCTAAACAACGAAGTGGTACATGCGTTTATTGAAGACGGCTGGGAAGTCGGGGCCGGTGAAAAAGTAGAATCAAGTTACTTGGCCGGTGCGGTGTTTACGTTGGGCGTTGACGTGGCGGCTTATTCGTGAAAGGCAGCACATGAAAACCATCGTTGAATTTTGTGGCGCGGGCATTCGTGACGCGCTGGGCTTTAAGTGGACGCTGGGCGACAAACACGAAATTGACCTGACGCCGTTCGGCGTTGCGGAGTTGAATCACTCGCCAGACTGGCGGGCGGAAATACCGATAAACCTGACGCCGCCCGCTGCGGCGGGCGCGGAGGATCAAGACAATGGCTAACGAGACGAAATTCTACGTCCACCACAAAGGGACCGTAATGACCGCGCCGCACGCCGTGGCGGGCGATGCGTGGGTTGATTCGATTCCGACGTTTCTTAACGCCAAGCAAATCGCCGTGGATAGCCTGACGTTGGGGCATCCTGAAAAGCAGCAGATTCGCAATCGCCCGCGCGCGAGCGGTTTAGACGCCTCGTTCATCGCCTACGGCGCGGAAGGCGCCGGCGACTGGACGTTGAAATGCACGCTGTCACCGTCTGGTACGGCCGGCACAGCGCCCGATATTCAAGATATTCTGGAGTGCGCGTTCGGCACGGAAACGCTTGTTCCTGTAACATCGGCGACTTACTCTCTCAGTTACACTGACGACGAGTACCTGCGGGCGTTCGCCATGTACTACACTGCGGACGGCGGCGGCCAAGGCCACGTTTACGCCGGCTGCATCGTGGAGAAGATCACGATCACGGCCAAGGCCAACGACGTAGTGAAGTTCGAGGCCAGCGGGAAGTTTCTGAAACATCAACACTACATGCAGTCGAAACTCGATGCGGCAATCGTGGCGGTTGACGCTACGTCCATGACGCTGAGCGATGACGAGCTTGGCGCGATCTGGGGCACTAACGTTGAGACCACGGATCTTTGCTACCTGCCGGTGAAGATTGATACCGAAGTCGTGATCATCACGAAGTGGGTTGCCGCGACGCATACGGCGACGATCACGCGCGCGCAATACGGAACCAGCGGCGCGACGCATCTGATTAATGCTGAAGTCATGGCCTGGCAGCCGACGGAATCGGTTAACTACAACCCGGTTTCCACGGAAAATTCCGCGAACACCTTGACCGTCGGGAGCACGCCCTACGATTTCGTGGATTTCTCGTACACGGCGGATTGCGGAAACGAGGTGATCGATCAAATCGAGCGCAGCCAGACCACGCGCCGACATCTGCGCAAGAAGGAAATTTCCGTCTCGATGGAATTTACCTCGCTCTGGGACAATAAGGACAAGCGAGACCTGTTGAGCGTGGCGTACAACAAAGCGGCGGCGATTGCAACGACGATGGTGCTAGGCGGCACGGCAGGCAAAATCTGCACGCTGGCCTTGCCGCAGGGCTATCTCGAAACCAAGGCGCCGCCCACGCCGCCGGACATGCTGCCAGAGCAAGAAACGGTGGTCGGTTTCACGATCAAGGGCCACGCTTCGGCGGCGACCACGACCGACACGACAACCGTGACGTTTACCTAATCGGCAACCAAAAACTGGAGGAACGAAAATGCTTGCATTGTACCAAGAGTACCGGCCACGGTACATGGGCAACGACAAAGACCCGGATTGGTTTTCGATCAAGATTCGGCGGGGGCTGCCAAAAAAAATGCGTGAGGCGTTCGAGCGAATTTCCGAGATCGCCAAGGCCAACAAGGAAAATCCCGATCCGGCGGTCAATGAGGCGTATCTCGTAACGGGCGCCGAGCTGATTCGTCAGGCGTGCCTGCCTTCGCTATCGCGCGAGATCGAGGTTGACACCGGCAAGGGCATTCAGAAAATCAGCACGATTGCCGATCTGTTGGAAGTCACGGGCAACGACGCGGTGTTGATCAACGAATTGGGCGCCGCGATCTATCGGGCTTCGCAACTGACGGAGCGCGAAGAAAAAAACTCCGGCACGCCGCCTGGGGACGATGGTACGCTGGCGACAGGCGGCAGTGCGGTTCCGATCAACGGCCATGCGTCCACGACTGCCGACGCGGAAGCACCTGGGGTTTCGTCAAGCCCGGCCGGCGCGTAGTCGTATTCAAGAGCGAGTTCTGCCCGCTGTTGGGCTTGCGACAACTGCCCGGCTGGCTCGTGATGGTTCTCGCGGAGATCGACGATGAGTCGTTATTACAGCACGCCGGATACCAGACGGCTGCATTTGACGATGACCGGCCGGCGATTTTGGTTGACGCTAAAATTGTTGCCTTGCGCGAGTTGATGATGATCCGCCACGTTAGATCGCTGGAGCAAGCCGACGAAGACGCGGCGCGCGGTGAAAAGTAATGCCTGTACGTGACTGGACAATCAAGATCGGCGGCAAAGACGAGGCCAGCAGCGCGATCCGTGGCGTGGCAAAAAGCATCCTGGCGATGGGCGCGGCCTACCTGTCGTTACGTGAGGGTTTGCAGTTTGCGAAAGAGGCTATCGCGGCTTCTGCTAATCAGGAGAAACAAGAGCGGCGGCTGTGGGCGGCGTTGCAGCAGACGGGCCAGGCGACGACCGCGAATTTCGAGGCGCTAAACAAGCAGGCCGCGGCGCTGCAACAGCTGACGACGGTGGAAGACGATGCGGCGTTGGCCGCGCAAACGATGTTTATTCGGTTAGGAGCCACGACCGCCGAAGCGGCCAAGCTCACAGTTAGCGCGGCGGACCTCGCCGCCGTCATGGGCGGCACGTTGGAGCAACGCGCGGTGTTGTTGTCTCGCGCGTTGAACGGCAACACGGTGATGCTCGAACGCCTGGGCATCCACCTGGACAAGACGAAGATCGCGGCCGAGGGCGCGGACTACATCGTCGGCGAGTTGAACAAGAAATTCGGCGGCGCGGCGCAAGCGGAAGTAAATACATACACTGGAACAATAAAGCAACTTGACAATACTTGGGGTGATTTCAAGGAAGTTGTCGGGGACACTGTCGTAAAAAGTGAATCAGCACGTACCACTATGCGATTGCTGAACGATATGCTTACCGACCTTAATGATACGTTAAAACAAACCGACAATAATTACGAGAAATTGATTAGCCGACTTGGCGCGCAAAAGAGCGAACAACTAAAAGCTATTGAGGGCAATAACGAATTAAACAAGAAGGGTCTACAAATATTAAGAGAACAAGGCTTACTTGATGAAGTGGCATATCAAGCCAGCATTGATAAATTAGCAGGCTATGTTGAGGAGCAAAAGCAAAAAGCTGCTACTGATAAAGACGTATTGGATACTCTGGAAATGCAACGCGAGTACGATACATTGACAGCAGCCGCAGCGCTGAAGCGAATAGAGGAAGAGGATCGCTTGCGGCAGGAAAGCATAAAAAAACATCGCCAGTTTATTGAAGATAAAAAGGATGCCGATTTAAATTATGATGCGTTTTTACTTGATTACGATAAGCGTTTAACAGAGAGAAAAACAAAGATATTTGAAGATGAACAACAACGGCTAGATGAGATTGCCGCGTTAATTCAAAAGTGGCGCAACGATGAACTAGCAAAGACGGCGGCACAGCACAAGAAAATAACCGACGCGACGAAAAAACTGAACGATGGTCTTGCCCGGATTGACGCCAAGCGCCGCGCCGAAGCGGAGAAAAACGTCGCGGAGATGATGCCCTACATTCAGGGCGCGGGCGCGGTAATCAATGATGTGTTTTTCGACATCGGCGCGGGCACGGAAGACGTAGCAAAGAAATCCGCGTTAGCTGTCTTGAACTTTGCACGCCAAGCGTTGCAGATGGCCGCGTTGCGAGCGTGGTCTGAGGCGTTGGTTATGATGTGGCTACCTGGCGGTCAAGCATCAGCCGCCGGTCTATTCGCGGCGGCGGCGGCAATCACGGCAGCCGCCGCCGGGCTGAGTCTGATTGCCGGCGTGGCCTCTCGCGGCGGTGAGGCCGCACCCACGCGCGAAGCCCGCACCACCGAGGGCGGGCGCACGCCCGGCTACGCATCAGGGTCTTCTTACGTCCCGGCAACCGGCCTGGCGATGGTGCATCGGGGGGAAACGGTGGTGCCCGCGGCGTACCACGGCGCGGATTATCCGGGCGGCGAGCGTGGTGCCGGCGTGACGGTGTGGAATGTTTCGGCGCTGGACGCGCGGAGCTTCCGCGACGCGATCATGCGTGAGGTGGACGCGGCCTTGCGCCAGCGGTTGACGCTACCTGACGGGCGGGCGGCGCGCCGGCTGAGGCGCTAACATGGCGACGCCGACAAGATTGACATTCATAAAAAACGAGCCGGCGGACGATCTGTCGTTCGTATTGACTTGCGTACCGGACGCCGCAGACGGATTTCCCAAAACGCGGTTGTACGACAACGACCCGCAAGCGGTGTTCAAGGCCGTGACGGCGCAAGCGGCGCACGCGATCAAATACGATTTCGGCAGTTCTCCGCAGGCGTTCAACGCGGCGGCGCTGGTCAATCACAACGTACCGTCCACGGGATTTAATATCAAGCTCCAGGCCAACGCCACGGATTCGTGGGCCGCGCCATCGATAAACACGGCGTTCACCTGGCGCGACAAAAACATGCACGTTTTTGTGAGCAACTCCACGGCCTATCGGTTCTGGCGGATCTTGATTCAGACGACGGCGGGCTTCATCGTGGACGTGGACGGCGGCGGTTTTCCGGGGGCCGGCATAGTTGGTACAACGGTCATTGGCGGGGCCGGCGACGGCGCGCCGTTTCAATTGACGCTGGGCGAGCTTGTGTTGGGCGCGGCCGTGGAGTCGCCGCTAAACCCGGTTTTCAGCACGCCGGAAGGATGGGTTTGGCCGACGATCAAAAACCAGTTCTCGTTCGGCGGTGACGTGCGATACGCCTACGCGCGCACGCGCGTCATGCGGTTTCGTTGGGCGGACTCGATTCTCAGCGACACGAATCTCGGCACGTTTTACGGCTTGTGGGTCAACCGGCGGGGCGCCGGAAAACCGCTGTTGGCCGTGTTGGACCCGTCAACGCTTTCCGCATGGTACGAGGGAACTAATAGTTACTTTGGTCGGTTTTCCGAGCGGTTTAATCCCGTGCGCGACTTCGTGAATCAGAACATGGTGGAGCTGGACTTCGAGGAGATTTCCAGCGGGCGGTTGACCACATGACTCTGCGCAAAACAAGATCCATTGCGTTCGGCGTGGGCAATGGCGGCACCTGGGCGGGGACCGCCGGGGCCGGCGTGGAAACGTCGCAATGGGATCTGGTCAACGAGCGTTACGAGGTTGACGCAAACGACGCCAGCGCGTTGCGGTATCTGCTGGCCTACAGCGAGAGCGGGTACGCCTCGATTCGGCAGGTGCGCGTTGAGGCGAAGTTTCAGCGCCTTGAATATCCAAAAAAATGGCCGGTAGTTGGTTTGTTTGCGCGGTTGCAGGAAAACGGGGAATGTTATGCTTTAATATTGCGAGCTGTGGACAGTGACCAACAGGCATGGGTTGAAATCAGAAAAGGCATTTGGAGCGAGATTGCTCATGGCGGCGGGGATCTGTTGACGCCGCACGATGTCGACCACACCGTTTACATGGACGACGATGGACTAAATTCTTACATGGCGTTGCAGGTGTTCAACAATGGCGGTTGTGTTGTTATCGACTATTACCTATGGACGTTAGAGGGACGGTATGTAGTTGATAAACAGTTGCAACACAAATCGCTTTCTTTAATCACGGCCGGTGGGGGCGCGGGTGTGCTCGCGGGCGTGGGTGACGGTACGCCGAACGGCGTTGACGCGACGACGAAGCTCTACGTTGACGATTTTCTGCTGTTCGGCCATGACCGGACGTTCGCCGACGTGTTGCCCGGTGACGCGCCCGTGACGCTGATTGAGGTGGACCGGAAGACGCAAGGGACTTTGTACTTATCCTGCGGGCCGGCGGTCAACGGGCCGGCCGCCACGTACCAGGCGCGCATCGTGGGCGCCGAACGCATCGGCCGGGGCTACGCGGCGGAAGTTGAAATGCAAGGCTTCGGTCTGAACATCGGCGACGCTGACGCCGCGCTGCGGTCTGACGTGGGGGCGCTGGAGTTTGAAAACCAAGAGGTACGGGTCAAGGTCGGGTTGCTCGACGAAGAAAACGTAATCGAGTACGAAACGATTTTCACAGGGCAGATTGTCGGCGGCGGTTCGTGCAATCAAGATCGGGTGAGCCTGGCCGTGGAAG